CGCAAACAGGCCGGGCGTTCCCGCCCCGCCCGCCCTGCCTCCCGACCGTGGCCGCGTCTTGATCTGCTCGAACGTGTCCCGCCGGAATCGCGTGAACACCCCGCCGAAGAACGCCTGTTCCAATTGGTCGGACACGTCGTAGGGAATCCGCGTGCCCTGCACGTCGTTCAGCAGGTCTTCCCATGCGGCGTCGTTATCCTCGTAGGGCCGGCCTTCCGTAGTGCCGAGGTACTGTGCAGCGCCGGACGCGACTCCGCAGTAGAAATGCACGGGGCCGGTACACCAGGCTTGTGCCATGTCTGATGTCTCCTCTTAGCCCCACGGCGGTTGATAGAAGTCCCGCTGCCGGCGCCCGTAGAACCGGCGCGCAATCGTCGTGGTCAGGTTCTGCGCCACATGGTCCGGTGGCTGCTCCACGACGACCTCCGGCAAACCCGAGTCGGCCGCCTCCTGAAAGCTGAAGATGCGCACGCCGTTCGCCAGGGCCTCAAGCCACGCCTGCGCCCGCGCCACGGCGGGAAACTCCGGCGCCGTGCGATTGGGCCGCCGCTCGAACAGCTTTTGCATCATGATCCCGGCGCACAACTCCCGCAATTTCGCCGCCCCCGCCCCGCCATTCGTGAGCAAGGCGTTCAGGTCCGTCGGCGTGTACCGCTGGCTGACCATCGCCGCCGCCTCGATGTCTCCCGACGCGGCTAGCAACAACTCCGTCACGACAGGCAGGGCCGCGACTACCATCGGGTCGGGGTTCGGGCTGCCGCCCGGCCGCTGGCCCAAGTCCTGCGCGTAGTCCGCCACCGTCCGCACGTCGCAATAGTTGAATAACTGCAACCCGGCGCAGTAGGGCGTCGCGCTCGTGAGGGGTGTCTGCGCCATGGTTCACCAAAAAGTCGGGGCCGGCCGACTCACGCCGCGCCGGCCCCTGAACAGCGGACATAGGAGACTGCATCAATCCACGAAGGCGTAAAGGCTGTTTACGACAGCCGTGAGAGAACCGGCCGGATTAGGCGCCGTGCCGGTGTTCAGGCCGCTGGACGAGGTGGCAGACACAATCGGTGTCATGCCGGTGATGTTGCCGGTGAGGTTGACCGTGCTGGCTACAACACAGCACAGGGTTGGCACGGTGCTGTTCGAGCAGAAGAAGCCGAGGTAGTAAAGACCCGTGTAGCTCAGCGTTTGCGGCGTCGTCAGGGCTTGACGGTGAGCGCTATTGGCGGCGAAGGCGGCGCCCCCAGTCTCGTCTGTCCCCTGCGCCTTCAGGTTCAGGTTTACGTCGTACAGGGCAAACCACAGGTGCGACCCCGACGCTTCGGCCGTCGAACCCGAGACGAAGGTAATGCCCGTGACCGTCCGCCCCGCCGGCAGCCAAATGCCGGTCATCGTCAGCGTGCCGGCCGTCGGCGCGAAGACTGTGCCCGTGGCCAAGCGACGGTCGAACGTCTGCGCGAACGGCGCTGTACCGGTGGCACCGCCGACCGGCAGCAAGCCGCCGCCGTACATCACAATCTGGGCCTCTTCGGCGGGGGTCATTGAAATGGCACACCGTCCTTTCGCGATCAAGCCATCCAGGAAGGTTGTCAGAACTGGACGACTTCGGCCCACGACATCGTGACGGCGAACTCCCACGTACCCGTTGCCGCTGGGTTCAGCGTGGTGATGGCCAGTGTGTCGCTGGCCACCAGAATCAGGGGATGGTCGCCGAAATCGCGCTGGTCAAACAGGTACATCTCCGGCGTTGAGACCAAGGTGCGGTTGTCCGCGCCCATGCACCCACCGATCGGCTGACTTTCTAGCGTCTGCCCGGTCGCCGCCGTCAGGGCTGAGGTCGTGGCGATGCGGATTTCGCCCGAAGTCGCGAACGAGGTGCTCCCCTGACTAGCGCGCCCCTTGCCGCCAGCCAGCGCAACGGCCGTACCACCCGATCCATTCGCCGTCGATCCATGACCGACGAACAGTTGAAGCGGCGCGCCGATGGTCGTCGCCGCGAACCCCGTGCAGGTTGAGCACTGCACCTTGAGCTTTTTCAGGACGAACAGCCTAGACGAATCGGCCCAGCGCACCTGAAAGACCTGCGCCGCTGAAGCAATGCCCGCAGCCATCAGTCCGCTCATGGCGGAGACGAAGTAGTGACCGCCGAGCGGGCCTTGGGGGTCCGGCTGCGTTTCGTAGGGGCGGATGGAAACCCGCAGGGCGTCGTAGGTCGGGTCAACCTGCCCGAACGTGTCGGCGTTTGAACCGTTGCCGCGGAGTACCACTGCCTGAGACATGACATCTCCCCTTTAATCGTCGCCGGGGTACTCCCGGAAAAACTGGTCCGTCGCCTCGCAATACACACGCCGCATCTCCCGCATCTCCCAAACCAATCGTGAGAGGAGGGAGGGCAAGTCTTCGCCGTCCCCGCCGCCCATGTCAACTACGGGCACGCTGCCATCGACATCAAGTTGAACCGGCACGACATTGCCGGCCCGGTTTATGAATGCCATGACGCGCCCCGAATCACAGGCAGCCGGTGATGTCGTACCCCGACCGCGCCGACGCCAGCACTTCCTTGAACTGGTCCACCACGCGGCCCTCGTATCGCTTGTTCCACGAGTCGTGCTGCTCCTCAACCGCCAACTCATACTTCCAGTAGTAGATTTGCAGGGTCGAGAAAGACGGCGCCCCCTCCACGCCTTCCAACCCACCCTTGCGGGACAGGAGTACGGCGTTGGAAGCGGCCTTGATGTAGTTCCGACTCGTGGTGTCGGCGGTCCCCGAACTGTTCGGCCGCGCCGTGTCCACCGGAGCGTCCTCGACGATGCACTCCACGCCGCCGTAGTAGTCGGGGAATCCGTACTTGCTGTTCCGCCCCCGCTCCCGGCCCTCCTGGACCATCTTGGAGAACGGCGAACTCTTCATGTAGTCCGTGATCTCCGCCGAGTTGGCCCCCGCTATCGCAAGTTGGGGAGCAATGACTAGCTTCAGGTCATCTTCCTTCACGATGGCGTTCGTGTTCAGGTTCACCTGCTGGAGTGCGGCGGTGATGCTGCGCTTGATGGCCAGATAGTACGGGCTACCCTCCGTCGCGCTGGCCGTACCCCACTTGCCGCGACCGCCGTTGAGCACGTTGCAGTCGGCCGTGAAGCTGCCCCAGTTGGAGGCGTTGTCGAGGTAGTTCCACACCCGCTTGGTCTTGTTCGTCATGGCCTTGGCCACGGCGATCGACCGATACACGGGAAGAACGGGGAACAGGACCGCCGTGCCTACAATCTGCTCGCCGAGCCGGTAAGGGTAGGCCCGGCGGAACATGCGCACTTCGGTCGTGTTGAAGTTGACCGACTGGTTCGACCCCTCCGGCGCCTTGTCGCCGTCCTCCCAGGCGTACTCCTGGTCCGTCACCACCCGGATCGGCTCGTCCGGGTCGATGGTTGTGAACAGACACACCGGCTGGCCCAGGCCGTTCTCACGCGTGGACTTCACCAGCTGGGCGTATTCCAGGAGCTTGAACTGTCCCGGCTTGCGGATGAACCCGATCACCTGTCCCGTGGCTGAGGGGATGAAGAGGTTCGTTGCTGAGGGGTAACGCGGCGTGGTCATCTGACACACCTCAAACGGAATGGGGCCGCCTTATCGGCAGCCCCCAAACCGGCTGCGGTGTATTTGGCCACCTCACGGGTTAATTACGCCCGCTAGGCCGTTGTCAGGCCGCCGATGAGACGGCCCATTCGATTAATCCTTCACTCCCGGACTCAGGAGGCGGACCGTGATGATCCCGCCGCTGACGCCCGATTGCATGGCCTGCGCTCCGACCTGATTGGTCGAACTCGCCGTGATGCCGTGACCCGAGCCGTCGCTCGTCAACTCGTCACCCGCCGTCACGGTCCCGCCCAGGATCAACTGGGCTTCCTCGTCGTGAGGAGAGCGGTACAGCGGGAAGTTCTCCCCGGCGACGGCGATATTTCCGTCATCCAGGTTCGCGTAGGGCGGGTAGCGCGTGCCCTTGCCGCTGATACCGACCAGCAGAAGACTGGTGCCGGTCGCCAGGTTGAACTGATTATCCGTCGCCGTCGCCTGCGTGACGAAGGACATCGGCGTGATGTTTCCAGCAGCAGTACCAGTCATGGGAACTCTCCAATTACTGGATCACTAGTTCTTCGGGCTTGGGACCGCTCAGCTTCACGACCTCGGCACCCTCCCGGCCCGCGGCGTAAATCTCGGCCTCTTCGACACTGACGAAACCCGCGACCTTCCGGCCGTCCTTTTCGTAGACGGCCCACTCGTCGGCGGGGTGCTGAGGCTCGCGTACCTCGGGTTCCGTCCCGACCGTCTCGGGCACGCGAGACAGGTCCCGCGTGCGCACCAACTCGTCCGCAGCCGACCACGCGCGAACCGCGTGGTGGTTGCAGACTTCGCTGTGGCCCATGCCCTCGCGGTAGATGAGGGCGGCCATCGCCGCAATCGCGGCCTGCTCGTGGAACATTAACCCGTTGTCCTTCTTCATGATCCCCTCTCACCAACCGCCGTAGTAGCCGGCGGCCATCAGGTACTCCTGGTTCGTGCCGTTGGCGTCGTAGATCAACAGCGGGTCGCCCGGGTGCAAGCCCGCCACGATGCCCGCGCCGGAGTAGTCCTGGAAGTTGTCCTGCGCGCTCGCCTTCGTGTCCACGGCCGGGTGCGTCGTCCCCGTGGCCGGGTCGCTGAGCGAGCCCGTCGCCGTGCCGAAGTAGAACAGCGGTGCCCCGGCGAGAATCGCCCCACCCGCCGCGTTCGGCGTGCCCGTGGTCAGGGTTAGCGAGGACCCGAACGTGCCCGACGCGATGGTGTCTAGCTGCCACGTCCCGTCGGCCAGCTGGTACAGGACGTACTTGTTCGTGGAGCTGATCGCGGCGTCGGCCACCAGCCCGGGGAAGACTGTGTTGACGTAGTTCCCCGACGAATTCGGACCGTATCCCGGTAGAGGATACTTGTAGTTCGTGGAGTACACACCGGGATCATCGAAGAGCCCGGTACTGCCGACTCCCGACCCGTTGGGGATGGCGGTCGTATTCTTCGCCAGACCGCTGGGGAACCAGGTGAAGTTCAGCGGCCGGTTGAGCCAGACCACATGCTGCGTCGCCCCGTCCAGGCCGAAAAGCGAGGTCACGATCGGGATGCCGAGCATGGGCGCGGCTTGAATGCCCTGGCCCAGCCAATTCGCCTGGTAGTTCGGACCGACTTTGTAGAGAAAACTCGGACCACCGACCGCGCCTGGCGACGGCGGGATGGCGATGGCGAAGGCCGTGCCGCCCGTGGCCGTACCGCGGACCGAGAAGCGGTTGTTGACCTGCAATGCGAGATTCAGCCCCATTGTCGCCTCGCTCTTGAGTGGCCTATCGCTTCTTCGCGTCCTTGACGGCCTTCAGTGCGACCTCGTACCCAACCTCGGGATGCTCGCGGATGTAGCTGATGACCTGGTCCCCCTCCGCCACGTCCTGCTCGTAGCTCGGCTCGGAGTTGCCCGGCTTCAGCCCACCCGTGCCGGCCTCTTTGAAGGTCGGCAGGTCAAGGATCGTCTCGCCGTTCCGGCCGTTGCCGACGCCCATCAGGGTCGGATCCCGGCGGCTGTACTGGACGACCTCGTTGAACTCGCGCTCGATCCCGGCGTCATCCATGGGCAGGCAGCGGGTAACGAACGACTCGCGGGCGTAGTGGTAGCCGGCGCCCGTCAGCTTGTCGGCGACGCGCTCGATCCGGGTGCGCTTGACTTCCTGC